AGCAACATATGTTACCAGCGTTCGAGGAGCGCCTACAATTGTTGTCTCCGCAACCCTGACAGCTACCCTGACAACTGATACAACTTATACTTCTGCTGCAACAAGCTTATTAGAGTTTAATGCTATTATGGTCCAGACTATTCTAGGATCTCAAACAGGTGCAAAGACAGCAACGACTATATTTGGCACAATGTCAAGCGGTGGAACTATGGTCCCTATCTATGACAAAGACTTTTCAGCACAAATGACAACAGGTGCAATTAGTTCCAATAGAACAATAAAGTTTAGTGGGCTGACTGATTATGTTGGCTTTAGTACAACTTTTAGCGCAGGAGCAACCGCAGGAAGCTCATTTTCGGTAACAATACAGCCGTTGAATTTGTAAGGGACGGTGATTGCAACAAACTAGAAGGGATGGTGTGTGTATGGATAAAATACAAAAAATATTCTCCAGTGAAATAAAACAAATTGGTACGGATGAAGATAGGATTTTGCGCTTTACCACAAGCACGGAGGCTATTGATAGAGATGGTGACATAATTTCAGTAGATGGATGGAAACTCGACAACTATTTAAAAAATCCAGTTATTCTCTATGGTCATAATTATGAAGGATTGCCGATTGGAAAATCTGTAAGTACCATAATTGACAGCATAAACAAGAAACTTGTTCAGGATGTAAAATTCCCAACAAAGGATGAGTACGAATTTGCCGACACTGTTTATAAATTGGCAAAGGCGGGATATCTCAATGCTACCTCAGTAGGTTTTATTGGCCTAGATTCAGAGCCTCGTCTTGATGAAAAAGGAAATTGGTTGGGGAAAAAATATAAAAAACAGGAACTCTTGGAAACCTCAATCGTTCCCGTTCCGAGCAATCCGACAGCGCTTTTAGAGGCCCGAAGTAAGGGAATAATATCAGATAAGGAGTTGAAGACATTGCAAATAGAAAAAGAAGTTGATCCACCAGAATTAAAAGAAGTTGATGAAGCAGAAGCAAAGGCATTACTTGATGCAGAACAAAAAGCTGGCGCAGCAATATCGGCCAAAAACAGGCAGATGATGAAAGAAGCAATGGGACACATGCAGATGGCAATGGACATGATGGGCGAAATGATGGGCACGATGCCAGAGGAAGAAGGCGAACACCCAATGGAACCCATGAAATCAGCCATGAGAACAGTAAATAATGAAGAGTTAAAAACAGTACTTGACGAAATAAAATCGCAAGTGCTTTTATTATGCCAAAAAGATGCTCCCAAGGATATCAACCTTGATGCTATAGAGTACACTCCGCTGCAAAAAGACGCTGCACAAGACGAACTAAACATCGAACCGGAAGTACTCAAAAATATGATTAAAGAAATTATATCTAATAATTTACAGGGAGTGATTTAATAATGGATATCAAAGAACTAGGGACACTTATTAACGACACAGTTAAAGAACAGCTTGCACCAATTCAGGAGGCACAGAAAACTTATGCCGAAAAGCAAGCGCAATATGAGGAAACACAGCGCAAATATGCAAGTATCTTCGAGCAAAAAGAGGAAGAAAACGAGAAAAAAGAGCCTGGCATGACATTTACTCGTGCTATTAAATGCTTAACTCTTGCAAAGAATGATGCCGATAAAGCATTGTTCTATGCTTCCGGTGGAGAACATTCCAATAAAGGTATGTATCCACAAGATAAGCAAGTACAGGCATTGCTCAAACAACTTTCTGCCACTACTCCAAGCGAGGGTGGATTTCTCATCAATGAGCAATATGCGCGGGATATCATTCCTCTCCTTCTTTCCAAAACTGCTGTAATGGAATTGGGAACTCGTCGTATCCCAATGCCTGGTGGAAATCTCAATATGCCTAAATTAACCGGAGGGGCTACTTCCTATTATGTAGGCGAAAATGCAAATGCAACTAAATCGCAACAAACTTTTGGAAACGTCAAACTCAACTCCAAAAAACTTGTTACTCTCGTTCCGGTTTCTAATGACTTGATCCGTAATTCCAGTCCAGAGGCTGATGCCATCGTTCGTGATGATATGGTACAGCAAATGCGCCTTAAACTCGACTATACAGCTATGTATGGTAATGGATCCGCGTTTACCCCGATGGGTATTAAGAATAGCATTACAGCCGTAACTTCTGCTATTTCGATTGCGACTGGGACGGGGACTTTGAGTGCCGATATCCCGGGAACTATGATTGGTCAACTAATGAACAATAATGTTCCCATGCTATCCGTTGGATGGATGTTCAACTCTAAGATTTGGAGTTCGTTCTACAATCTCAAAACAACCACAAATCAGTACATCTATCGCGAGGAAATGAATCGTGGCATGCTGAATGGTTTTCCATTCCGTGTGAGCAACCAAATCACAACTGCCAATAGTACCGCTGGTACAACTTACTTCGATATCTTCCTTGGGGATTTCAGTGAATTCCTCTTCGGAGACGAAATGGCATTTGAATTCATGGCATCGAATGAAGCTTCATGGTATGACGGTTCTAGCCTTCAATCTGCATTCTCACTTGACCAAACAGTATTGAAGATTACTGCCAAGCATGACTTCGCGTTAAGACATCCTGAATCCTTCCTCGTATGGAACTATCCGACTTCTTAATGATTAGAGAAAACATTATTGAAATTAGCTTAAATTTTATATAAGGAGTGATTTTATATGCCGTCTCGCCGTAAATTAATTGAACAAGTCGTTCAGCGGAATGTTGCCGATGGATTAGGGCAAAGATTTTCAGCCGGAGGAACTTCTGCACATGTCAGTTTGCAAATAGATCGTAGAGGTTATCTATCAGCCTTGGTCATAGCTACTGCCTTTAGTCTTTCCATAGCTGATACACAACCATTCACCTTCGTACTTCAAGACAATACTACTACAGACGCAGCAACATTCTCTGCATTCGGAACTGCAACCTATAGCGGATATATTTCCGCAGGAACAACTTCCACTGATGGGACCGTAGATGGTTTTGTTATTGATTTGGCCGGAGCAGAAAGATATATACGCGTTAGTGTTACTGCTTCGGGCGCAACAACCGTAACTGCAGTTGTGACTAGCTCTATAGTTCTTGGTGATGCCATAATCGAGCCTTGTGTCTAAGGAGTGAGGTAATTGAAAAAGCCTGACAAAAACAAGATGATAAAACCTGACGATAAAACGAAAGATTCTAGCAAAAATATTGTAGTTAAGTAGGGGACGAGAAATCGTCCCCTACCACATTACGAGATTAGAAATACGAAACGAAACGAAACGAAACGAAAGAACAAAAGTGGGTGTTAAATATGCCCTTGATAGCGCAAGCTTTGGTGACAATGGAGAGCGTTAGGTCTTACCTATCGCTATACACTTTAACGGCTGTAACAAGCACTGAGACGCTTACAGCAGATACGGCAGCAACTACATTTAGTTTCGCCCATACAGATTTGGCTCCGAATCTTTTCGGTACATTTTATCAATTAGCAACAGCAACAGCAGTGGCAACAGCTGCGAATACCTTATTAACTGCCAACATGACGATAGCTTATGATTTAGGTACAACAACATTCACGGCTACTATAACCGGAGTTGTTACAATATCTAGTTATAGTTATTTTGCATGGGATTATAGCAAGGATAAGCAAATCGAACGACTAATTAACAGCATGTCAAGTTGGGTATCGAAGTACACTAACCGAAAGTTTATAAAGGATACCTATTCAGAGTTTTATAAGGGGTCCGGAAGGCAAAGACTTGTGTTGAATCAATATCCAGTCAATACAATAACCTCTGTCAAAGTTGACAGTGCGTCTTATACGGCTGGAACTGATTATGTCACAAGTGATTCGACATATTTAGAACAAGGCATCGTCTTTCGAAATACTGGGTGGACATGGTATGGATATTTGACCGGACTTGTCGGAGAACTTACTGCACCGGTGGATAATATTGGCGTAGTTTATTCTGCTGGCTATACATTAGAGCCGGAAAGTGCTAAAACTCTACCTTGGGACATAGAAAACGCAATCCTATCCATGATAGCTGATGCCTATGGAGAACAGCAGGATGGCACAGTAGGGCTAAAACAGCTTACGCAAGGAAAATTAACTTATGTTTGGGATAATGACCAGCTAGTAAAGCAATATTCAGGCATTTTGGACTCTTATAAGAAGGTGATTTTCTAGTGCTACTAGATATTTCCGTAACAATCCAAAATAAAACAACTTCGTATGACAGTGAAGGGATGCCTGTGGAAATCTGGACAGCATCCCAAACAACTGAACGAAGCAATAAACAACCATTAGCTGGAGAAATTGCCTTTAAGGAATATGGCATTTCTGATACTGGCATAACAAATCTATTTTTCTTTAAAACATCAACAGCAGCACGAGAGAATGGACGCATTGTCTATGGTTCAAACACTTACGACATTTACCGAGTGGAACCATTCGGTAATCATTACGAAGTAATTGTCCGTCCGGCGGTGATCTAATGATTGAAGGAGAAAGAGAATTAAGACGAAGACTTGCACAGATTACTCCACGGGTGCGTGATGATATTGAGCAAGCACTCATAAAGAGTGCTTTATTTGTTGAACGTGATGCGAAGATTAATTCTCCTGTGGACACAGGACGCCTCAGGGCTAGTCTGTCACATGTTGAAAATGATTTTGGTAGTGACAATCCTTCTGTAGAAATTGGCACAAATGTTGAATATGCTCCTGCTATTGAATTTGGTACATCCAAGCAACCGGCCAAACCATTTCTATTCCCTGCCTTTAATGGCAATAAACAAAAGATACTTAAAGAATTAGCCAAGGCGTTAAAAGGAGGCGTTGGCTTGTAATGCAAAATATAAAAACTACTGTTTTGACAGCGCTTCAAACGGCAACGGCACTTTCAACGCTCACTGGATTCCATTTTCAATACCCTCCCGATTTTACAAATTTGCCTTTGTTAAGTTACTTCGAAGTAGATAACATAGGCAATCTTTATGCCGACGATCAAGAGATAGGTAGCGAGATAGTATTTCAGGTTGATTTATGGGGAAAAACGAGCCTCTCCAATTATGCCTTGGCGGTTAATTCAGCAATGGTAACAATAGATTTTGCAAGGATACAAAGCCTCGATTTGTATGAAGTTTCTGACAAAATATACCACAAAGTTATGCGTTTCAGACACGATTATGCAGACCCTAATTTTTAAGAAAGTTGGTGATTAATTTGGCAAAAAAAGTTCTCATTGGGCTATCTAATTTCTATTATGCTCTCCTGAACTCTGATACCTCAGCCAGTGTATCCTATCAAACCCCTGTTGCCCTAAAAGGAGCCTTAACCGTCTCTTATAACCCTAATTCAGAAGTGGCGACATTGTTTGCTGATGATGGTCCCTATGACACAGCTGAGACAATTGGAGAAATTGAGCTCGATGTCGGAATTGCGGATATATCTCAGGAAGACTATGCCGCAATTATGGGGCACACGATCACTGGTGGAGTTTTGAATGAATTAGCTACAGATCAACCAGTGGATGTTGCATTCGGATTTAAGGCAAAGCGCAGCAATGGAGGCTATTCTTATTATTGGTTCCTTAAAGGCAAGTTTAGCAAGCCCTCTATGGACCATGAAACAAAAGGCGATTCTATCAGTTGGCAGACTCCGACAATGAACGGTAAGTTTGCTGCAAGGGTTTATGATGGAAGATACAGATCAACTACCCGTGATGATGCTACCGATTATACCGCAGCTATCGGGACAGCATGGTTTAGTTCTGTCTATGGCACTACAGCCGATACTACTGCGCCGACCTATGCAAGTAGCGTACCATCGGCGAACGGAACTAGTGCGCCACAGACGACTACTATTGCAGTTACATTCAGCGAAAATATACTTTCCAGCACTATTACGGCAGCCAACTTCATGGTTATCCAAGCGACTGCCTCTGCAACTATATCTGGTGCGCTTACGTTCTCTGGTAGCAATACGATAACCTTTACGCAATCTGCGATACTCACCGCATCTACAAGTTACAACGTCATTCTGGGTACAGGTATCAAAGACGAGGCTGGGAACGGATTTTCTTCTGCTTATACATTCAGATTTACAACTTCAGCATAAGGGGGGGCTATCGCCCTCCTTCATTTTTTAATAAAAAAGGAGCATTTATATGAGAACATTATTAGCTAAAGATATCGCACCATTCACAAAAATAATTGCCAAAATGGAACTTAAAGAATCAATTAAGGCTATGTTTTCAAATTCTGATAAAGACAGA